AGCAGATGGAACAGATCCGGGAGAACGTATTCAACTATTTTGGAGTAAACGACGACGTCCTTCAGAACAAAGCGAAGGCCGAAGAACTTGAGGGCTTCTTTGATGGCTGCATCGAGCCGTTCGCGATTCAGTTCTCGGAGGCTCTGACAAAGATGCTGTTTAGTGAAAGAGAGCGCGCACAGGGCTCTTATTTAATTGCTAACGCTAACCGTCTCCAGTATATGAGCACATCGCAGAAGGTACAGATGGCAAAAGAGCTCGGAGACAGAGGCGCGATCCTGATCGATGAGATAAGAGAACTTTTCAACTATGCTCCGCTTCCGAATGGAGCTGGGCAGGTCGCACCGATCAGAGGCGAATACAAGGCAACCGATGAGCTGGGAGGCTCGGACGACGATACGGAGGGTTCCGATGAATAATTACACCGTTTATAAACATACGACACCGTCAGGCAAGGTTTATATCGGTATCACATCGAAAGACGTAAAAGAGCGATGGCTGAATGGAAGGGGCTACGCAAGGAACGAACACTTCTGGAACGCGATTAAAAAATACGGATGGGACAACATCGAACATTCGATACTCGCGACAGGGCTCTCAAAGGCAGAGGCGTCAGAAGTCGAAAAAATGTATATCGCGTTATTCCGTTCACACGAGCCGAAACACGGCTACAACTTGACCGAGGGCGGGGAGACAGGAATTGTCCACACAATGGAATCAAGACGCAAACTGTCCGAATCAAGGCAAGGGCAACGCTACAACATCGGCGTGCCGTTCACAGAGGAACGTAAAAAACACTTAAGGGAAAACCATGCCGATGTAAGCGGCGAGAAAAATCCAATGTGGGGCAAGAAGAAGTCTGCTGAAGAAATCGCCCGCAGACAAAAACATCGCGAGTATGCGACTGGTTCAGAACATCCGAGCGCGAGACCGATTCTTCAACTTGATATGGACGGGAACATCGTAAAGCGTTGGGGATGCATAAAAGACGCGGCTGAATACTATTGCCGAACTTCGATAAAGGACTGTTTAAAAGGCAAGTACAAACAACACAGAGGATACCAATGGAGGTATGCGGATGAATACTAATCGCGAATATAGAACGATGGAGCTGAGACTGGCTCCGACAGAAAACGAAACAGAAGAGAAGAGTTATCTCGTTGAGGGATACGCTTCGACATTTGAACCGTATGTGCTTTTTACAAGCGACGGAACGGATTACTCCGAACGCATCGAGCCGACAGCCTTTGAGGGCGCGGATTTGTCCGATGTAGTTTTTAGAGTTGACCACGAAGGCCCAGTTTACGCTCGCACTTCTGCGGGGACGGTGGAACTGTGGACGGACGAACATGGGCTCGGTCAGAAAACCGATTTAGGTAGAACGCAGAGGGCGAGGGAACTGTTTGCTGACATTGAAGCGGGCAACTATCCACAAATGTCCTTTGCTTTTACTGTTGCCGATGAACATTACGACAAGGCAACACATACAAGGGTTATCGAGAGAATTGCGAAGGTATTCGACGTCAGTGCCGTGAGTTTTCCCGCTAATCCTACAACAGAGTTAAGCATAGCGACACGTGACTACTTCAACGGAGTGATTGAAGCAGAGAAAGCGGAGAGACTGGAGCGTGAAGCACTTGAACTCGAAAGAAGAAGAACAGAAACGAGAGCACGGGCTCTCAGAAAGGATTGAATCATGACCAAAGAAGAAATCATGAATCTTGGCTTTGAAGAGCTTGAAAGCAGAAAGTCGGCCATTGCTGAGGAAACGAAAGAGGCTGACAACGAACAGCTTGAGGCTCTCAATGCAGAACTTGACCTCATCGAAGAGAGAAGAATCGTTCTTGCAAATGAGGCCGAAGAATCACGCAAGGCAGCCGATGCAGTAGCAAAGGGTGCCGGCAAGGCAATCGAAACACGAAAGGACGAAAAGACAATGACTGATATGGAAATCAGAAACAGCCATGAATACATCGAAGCATATGCAAAGTATGTTAAGACTGGCAACGACAAAGAATGCAGAGCGCTTTATAGCGACAACGTAGAGTCTCCTCTTACAGGTTCTATTCCGGTTCCTACTTTCGTAGGCGATATCGTAGCAAAAAGGCTCGAGGGCAGCGAGATCCTCAGAAGAGTTCGCAGAATGAACGCAGCCGGAAACGTGAAGGTCGGATTTGAAATCGACGCTCCAGCCGCTGCCGCTCACGAAGAAGGCGGCGAGGCTGTTACGGAAGAGGCTCTCGTTCTCGGAATCGTGACACTCGTTCCGACAACTTACAAGAAATGGGTCAGCGTATCCGACGAGGCTCTCGACAGCATGAGCGGTGAGGCTTATCTGTCCTACATCTATGACGAAGTAGCTCGCGGAATCATCAAGGCCGAGGAGAACGCTGTTGTTGCCGCTATTCTCACAGCACCACAGACCGCTGATGCTGATTCCCCGGCTGTTGCTAAGACTGGCACAGCTGCCGGAAACATCGCTGACTTTGTAAACGCAAGAGCACTCCTGAGCTCCGCAGCAGAAGATCTCGTTATCATCTGCACACCGGCTCAGTATGCTTCCTATAGAGCTCTTCAGATGGCTGCACAGTACGGCGTGGATCCATTCGATGGTCTTGAGGTTCTGTTCAACGATACCGTTACAGCTCCAATCATCGGAGACCTGAGCGGCGTAATGATGAACCTCCCAAAGGGCGACGCCATCGAGTTCAAGTATGACGATCACAGCCTGATGACTTCCGATATGGTAAGAATCCTCGGACGTCAGCCGGCAGCAATCGGACTTGTTGGTAACAAGTTCTTTGCTAAGGTATCGGCATAATGAAGGTCAAACTGACTAACGACACATTTGTCAGATTCGCAAAGGATACAGTTCTCGAGGTTTCTGATTCGGAAGCCTCGAGGCTGATCGCCTTTAACAATGCGGTCGAGGTCAAAGAAAAGGCTGAGGCGAAGCCGGCAAAGAAGAAAAGCAAATAGTTTTTAGTGAGGTAATACGATGATAAGCGTTGAAACAATCCTGCCACTTGTCAAACAGGCGATGAGGACACAGACAACAGCATTCGACGAGTTACAACTGCCGATGCTCATAAAGGCAGCGCAGCAGGATCTCGGAATCGCTGGCGTTATCGTTCCTGACGAATACGACGACCTTGTTGCACAAGCAATCGTGACATACTGCATTATGAATTTCGGCGTTGTCGACGAATACGACAGATTTAAAAGGTCCTACGACGAGCAGAAGGCGCAGCTTTCGAACGCGACGGGATATACGGATTGGGGTGTGTGCCATGTATGACAGCGACGCGGTTCTCATTGGTTATGGAACACCAGCCTATGACGAATACGGGAACGAGATACAGACAGAAATCAGAACCCCTGTCTTTGTGCAGCCGAGTGGTGTTTATTCATCCGAGTTTTATGCGGCTGGGCAGAATAATCTGCATCCGGACATAACTTTCAAGATATCGAACCGTGCTGATTATAACGGCGAGCGACTTATTGAGTATGAAGGTAAGACATACACAGTCATTCGCCCTGACTGGACGGCTCAACGTGACGGAATATTGCTGATTTGCGAGGAGCGTATAAACAATGGCTAAGTCGTTTTCGGTGCAGATGAAAGAAATCCTCGATGATGTTCTGGACAATTGCGAAGATGCGTCTGAAGAGGGTTGCAAACAGACAGCAAAAGAAGTTGCCCAAACGCTCAGAAATACGTCGAGCAAGAAAACAGGCGAATACGCTTCGGGATGGACTTCAAAGCGGCTCGACAAAAACTCTTATGTCACATACAACAAGAAAATGCCGGGGCTCACGCACCTACTTGAGAATGGTCACAGAATCGTTAACAAGAAGGGCGAGTTCGGGCGTGTTAGTGGAGACCACAAGATAGCTGATGCAGCGAAAGAAGGCGAGTCCCTTTTGCTCAATAACATCATGAGGAAACTACAATGACAATATTCCAGACACTACAGAGCACCGGCCTTCCGTGTGCGTATAGTCATTTCAAAAAGGCTCAGAGCCCGCCGTATATCGTGTATATCGGCAACGGGCAAGAGACCTTCGAGGCGGACAATACGCACTACTGGAAACAGAACACTTATCAGGTCGAGTATTACTTCACAACGAAAAACGAATCGAACGAGGCCAGCATCGAGGACGCGCTTCTCAACGCTGGCTATTTATATGAGAAATCCGAAGACATCTACATCGAAGAAGAGGGTGTCTTCGTGATTTATTACTACATTTAATGGAGGCTACAAATGGCAAACAAAGTTGAATTTGGTATTAGCCAGCTCCACGTTGGAACTTACACAGTAGGCG